CCTGTCCTACATATCCACCTTTCTTAGCGGTCTTCTTACGCTTAGTGGTATCTTCAATCTCAGCACCATTTGACTGGGGATCCATTCCATCAAAAGGTGCTTCAGAAAGATGTAGTTCAGGCATACTTGTGTTCTGGAAGCAATCACCCTCCATCCACTTACCATATTGTTCCATCAATCCAGACGAAAACTCGTCATTATTGTTGACGTTGTTAACTGGTTTCTGATACTTCATCGTTTAAAAGGGACGTTCTTCTCGTATTATTTATAGATCTAATATTCTTTATCCACTCACGGAACATATGTCCTTCTTCTGAAATTACAATAGCATAGTTACCACCCACTCTATGAATATGTCCCTTGACTCCTGTACGTGATGACATAACAGCATCACCTTCTTTAAATACTTCCTGCTGACGCTGTTGCTGACGCAGTGCTTCTTCTCGTAGTTTTTTAAAATCCTTCATACATAATTATCTGGTAAAGCGTCTTTAATCTCTTCCATAAGAGCACGGCAATAACGATCATTTAATGCTCTAGGAATACCTTTTCTAAAAGCAGCAAAATCGCCAGCAGCTGCTGCACGTCTCATTTTTGTACCTGAAATAGCAAACGTATCACCGTCAGCATCTCTACTGCCAGAAGATCTTATCTCAATCTTGCGAAAAGAAAAATCTTTTCCGTTGTATTTATGGAGGAACTGCATGGCAGAAACCCTGTCAGATCCTACAAGAAATACCACCTCATTATACCCTGCTAGCATAAGATCTTGTAAGATAGCAACAGGTTGCTTAGGACCAGAAAAAATCTTACCCTTATGTTCAGGAAACATCTTGTTCATATAGAATAGTTTCCTGTCAGGTGGCAGTGGATTGCTACCTTTCTTATCTACAGTCTGTGAGATGTAGATACGATAATCATGAGAACCTGCTTCTCGTTTCACGCCATCAAAGTTATCTTTGTGTCCTGTAGTTGGTGGTTGAAACCTACCAAATGTAAAATAGCAAGTATTACAGTTTAACGCCATGACTTCTGTAGAGTGAAGTTATTGTATGCAAACTCCAAGCGATTAACAAACTTAATCATGCTGCCATCTTTATGCAGAACATATCCCTCAGGAGTCGTAACCTTATATCCTTTGTCAGTCTGAACGTATGTTCTAAACTCTTCCAGGTGGTCCAGTTTATCTATAACCATTTGCTTGACTGCCTGTAGTTCCTTATACAGTGCAAGCATCGCTTTGAACTTGTATACATTATCTACAACGTAATTCTGACTGCCATATACAAGATTTCTTTTTGCAGTTAGGTTTGCTACTGTCTTGATCTTTGCAAGTTCTTTACTTGTTTTCTCTTCATAGAAGTTCAGCATGTCGTACATCGCTTCATCTACGTTGGCAATAGTGCGAGCATTCTTAATCTCATTATTAAAGAATTGCTTTAAGAAACTAGAAATATGAAACTTAGCATCACCCTTAGTTCCACCAGCAGCAACTAACTCATCAAGAAAAGGACCACAGATCTGACACATGCGTTCAATCTTTTGAATATAACGGTCAAACTTAGTCATCTCTGAACGAGAAAACCCAACCTTATGCATAGGCGTATCATTCTTCACAACCAAAGCATCAGCAGATCCTTCTACATCAGCACCTGCACGAGCTTGCATAGTCTGAAAATCATCCCCAGTATAGTGAGTATGAAATACTACTCCGATCTTTGCTCTGCCAGCTTTTTTACCAATATCGTGGTCAACAGGGATGCCATAAGTAATAGTGTTTGGTCGAAATGTGTAGAGTCGTTCGCCATCGATTGTTTCTTGCTTTAATGTACTTGTAGTAAACAGAAGATCTCCCTGAACGATGCCTTCGATATTAAGATCAGCAAAGTAAAGAAGAGCATATTTAAGTTTCTCTGCTAGATCACCATCATAAAATTCATCAACGTCTTCTGGACCATAGCAAATCTTTGGAGCAGTCTTTGCAAATACAGACTTAGTGCCAACAAAGAACATGCCAGTCATAGGATCTGTTCCGCAGATAAGAGAAGGAGCACCGTCCCACTTTGTCTGCATAAAACCAGAACTCTCCTGATGTCCCAGCATCTTACGAAGTTCTTTCAAGAATGACACTGCCGCCTTACAACCCTCAACTCCATAGTTGAGCATCTCATCTTCCAGGTGTTCTAAGTGTTTGAGTTGCTTTACGTTTGCCATTAGTTCTTCTTGAAGTAGTCTCCGTTAGTGTGAGTAGGATAAACACCACCACTCTTACTTCTAATGTTAAAACTAAACTCATATGATTTAGTTTCAAAAATCATATTGATTCGTTTTGCTTTACCATTTCCACCACCATACTGAAGTTGAATAGTATTACCTATTAGAGTAGAAGCATCTGTCAAATACTTATTGTTAATCTCATAGAAGTGTAATTTACCACCATCATAATGTGTCATCCAATAACCTTTTCCAACACCACTAGCAATCAACTCTTCTAGTGCAGATTTTTGTGGTCCTGTAAGAGATATAGTACGAAGATGATTTTGTACAGATGCACCCGCAGCATCTCTTCCAACATATTTTTCAAAGACAGACAAGAAATCATCATGAACGATTCCAAACATATCAAGATATTTTTTACCAGCGTCTGGAATCTCACCTTTACGTAAATCTGTTTCTGGAAATAGTTTCAGGTTATTATTTCCACTACCTGCAACACCACAGTTAAAGAATGACAAAGTATCACCATATTTTACAGACAGATAAGCATCACTCTTCTCACACTTGAGGACAATATCAGCAACTTTCTGTCCAATATCAGTAGTGAGAGTACCACCTCCCACTGAGATCACCACGTTCTGACCCTTCAAGACCAGAGGTCGTTTGGTGTCCACTTCACCAGTCGCGATGACCTCTAGTATAGCACCATGCTTCTCCTGAACTTTGGTCGTTATCATTTTGACATGATCCGCCCACCGCGTTACAGGAAGACCTTGTTTCCAGTCTTGCAGAGACTTGGCAAGAGACTTCTCATACTCATTACCAAAGTTTTGTTTGGTTGATCCTGCTCCCCTGCCACCAAACTCTTCTGTCTTTTCAAAATCACCAAGATCAAGATAGATATCTCTGTTTCTAGAGTTTACATTATTACATGTAAACTCAATATGATTCTTACCACGTAGACCTGCAAGCATCAAAGAATTAAATGCTCTCTTAGCAGCATTCATTCTCGCACGTCCAGATGGACCACGCATCTCAGAAAAATCAAAATAATTTGTAACTATCTTTGATGACTTTCCAGTCTTTGTTTGTCTAGTAATTTCAAAACCACCCATCTCAACTAAACCCTGCTCTGTCTTGAAATGATTTACTTTGCCATTTTGTGACAGAGCTTTATCAAACAAAACATCAGTTCTGTCTCTATACTTTGATCCTTTCCTAGCAAAATCTGATGGCTTCATAAAAAAACCTCCCGTCTAACTATTTAGAGGGAGGTCATATTTATACTTCGTATTTTGCCCAGAGTTTACGAATGTTTTGAGTGATTGGCATACCGCTTGAGTAAGTTTCAAGTAGTTCTCCTTCTTCATTAATGATAATCAGGACAGGTGTGGCAGTAATCCCATACTTCCTCGCAAGTTCAAGGTTCTCTTCTGGGATTGGTTCATCACTAAAGTCCTCCAAGTGAACTTCTTCGATGAGTTTAGTGCGGTCATCTTTGAGAGCGTTAAAGTATCTCTTTACCAGACCACAAGGACCACAAGAGTCCTTGGTAAACAAAATAAATCTAGTCTTCATTCTTGGGTGCTTGAGATGGGACAAAGGGAGAGCGTGATCGATTCTTGATCACAATAAATGCATCTTTATTGTACTTGCGGGTTCCTTTAACAGGTGCCCACTTAGTGCCTGCACCATCAATCTCATAGACTGAGGTGCCACCAATCTCAATAGCGATATCGTCTCTAGTATCCCATCCAAGTGTTTGCATGGTTTCCCAAAGATCTTCTTGTGTAAAATTCATCAGTAAAGTTCTTCTTCTTTTTCAGATTCAATAACTACATCAGAGGTAGGATATGCTACACAGGTAAGCACAAATCCTGCTTCAAGTTGATCGTCGTCAAGGAAAGACTGATCAGATTGATCAACAGTTCCTTCTACAATTTTACCAGCACAAGTAGAGCAGGCACCAGCACGGCAGGAGTAAGGCATATCAACGCCCGCTTCTTCAGCAGCGTCAAGGATGTACTGATCATCAGCACAATCAAAAGAGGTTTCAGTTCCGTCAGGTTGGCGAATAGTTACGTTCATCGGTCGTTAGCAGCGCGGTTTTCAGAATAGTAAGAGTCAAAGGTTCCTTCAGGATAACGCTTGGACAACTTACGAATGTTAGTATCTAGCACATCTTCCATACGAATGTCAAGTGCTTGTGTTGCTTGAGCGACATACCACATGATGTCACCCAGTTCGATAATCAAGTGCTCCCTGTTGTCTTCGTTCCAAGGTTTGCCTTGGAAGACCATCTTCTTAATGATCTCAAGGAACTCACCACCTTCAGCATTAATCCCAACACCACTAGTAAGAAGACGCTCAATATTGGCACCCTCTCGATCAAGTTCGCCAATACGGTCAGCAAAGTCAACAAAGTTTGTTGAAGCATCTGACGTAACTGTAGAGACAAACTCTTCATACTTACTAAAATTAATCATACATTCCACTCAGCAAATTTGGATAATCGGTTTTGTGTTTCAGCGAACTGGGAGAGTTGTTCTCCCGTGTCCTCTGCGTTGATGCTGATTTCGGAAGCATCATCCGCTACATCATACAGCCTCATTTTGGATCTGTCAATTCCCACCATGAATTTTCTTGAGGTAACGAGGTCTGAGTACCTGTTCTTAAGTTGTTTGACCATGAGGCGACCCTGTTGTTCCAACTCCTCAGTAGAGATAAGGGCAAACATAAAAT